TTATATAGCTGACAAGAAGTTATTAGAAAGTCTTGGTGCGATAGACAGTGACGGACTTGAAGAGGAACTTGACATAATAAGAGAGCATAAGAATTACGAAAATATTTCAAGGTATATTGATACAAAAAATATAGATGATGATTTTATAGAAAAATTAAAGAAAGCTATATTTGTAGAGGACAATTTATCACTTGGACTAAGTTATGAAAAATGAAGTAATAGTAAAATATAACGAGATATTAGAGAGTATACTCATAAAATATCTTTTTGTAGAAGATATAGACGAGATATTGTATTTATCTACTAAAAGATATGAAGAAATAGAAAAGATTAATAAAGCTAAAAATTGTGATGATAAAAATATTTGTAGTGATAAGAAAAAGAAAAAAAGCAAAATAAATATTGAAAAAGAGATCTGTGCATATACAAAAAATGAAGAACTTATAAAAGCTCTTAAAGATTTTTGGGAGATGAGAAACAATATTCAAAAGCCTTTTAAAACTGTAAATGCTCTTACAAGACTGTTTAATAAACTTGATAAATTAAGCGGTAATAATGACAATGTAAAAGTAGAAATACTTGAAAAATCTATATTAAATAACTGGCAGGATATATGGGAGTTAAAAAGTGATAACAGTTATAAAAAAACTGATGAAAATACGCAAAAAAGGAAAAACTACTGCGAAAATGTGAATACCCCTACTCTAAAGGGTCAAGAATTGGAAGATACGATACTTGCCAATAATGACCTTGATAAATTTTAAAGGTGATTTATATGATGAAAATATCTAAAAGTCAAATACAAAAACTGTATGCGATAGCAAGTAAATTAAATCTTGTAGAAAACGGCAACAAAAATGATAATTTTCATAGTATCGTATATAGTGTTACAGGTAAAAACTCTGTATCTGAGCTTACGGGAGCAGAATTTTACAAGGTAAGGGACAGACTTATAGAAATACAAAATGATGCTAAGGATAATTCAAAAAGTGATAAAGATAATAAGTATAAGAAAAAAACAAAAAAAGAGGAAGTAAACGGCTTAGAGGGTATGACGCAGGGACAATGTAAAAAAGTATGGTATCTGATGTATGAACTTGAAAAAGTATCGCCAAGCAGTGCTAAAATCGGGGAAAGATTAAAAGGCATAATCAAAAAGCAGTTAAAGATAGATGTGGATGTGAAAAAGCCTTTCGTATGGCTGACGTATAAACAAGGTAATCAGCTTATAGAGATACTGAAGAAATATGTAGAGAATGTGAAAACGTAGTAATAAGGGGTGATGTATATGCTTGATAAGCTTACTATAGATGATATAGATAATAAAGAGCAAAGAGCGATAGCGGAAATAATCGGAATAAAAGCATATATATCTCTTGTAAAAAATTATGGAGGAACAAGCATATATATCTTAAAAGAAGACAGCTTGGTAAAAGATATAAGGGATAATAAGATAAGAGAAGAGTTTAATGGTGGTAATTATGTATATCTTGCAAAAAAGTATAATCTGTCGGACAGAACGATAAGGGATATAATAGGGAATAATAAGATAGAAGGACAACTTGAGTTTAAGTTTTAAGGATGTGTAATTTTTCTGAAACACTTCAAAATACAAGCACTATAATAATATGTTAAACTGTTATTGTATTAAAACAATAGCAGTTTTTTTATTGGAGAGAAAATGGAACTTTTAAATTTGGTAAATAATTTTAAGGAAAAATTTAATATAGATGATATATCAAAGTTAAAAGACAAGTTTCTTGATATAGTTTTAAACAATGATATTGCAGCCTATGATATATATTTAAAACTAATAGAAAATGATTTGAAAACTGACTATTTACAAAAAGTATTCCAATACTATGAAGCAGATAGAACAGAAAAAATGCAAGATTACACACCTACATGTTTAGCTGAAACACTCAGTATATTAACTCAAAATGAAAAAGGAAGTTGGGTGTATGACTGTTGCAGCGGCAGTGGAGCATTAACTATACAAAAATGGAGTACTGATAACAGTCTAAAGTTTGTATGCGAAGAACTTGATACAAATGTAATACCTTTCTTACTATTTAACCTTGCTGTGAGGAATATTACAGCTTATGTAGTAAACAAAAATATATTAACAGGAGATATAGTAAAGGTATATCAAACTGTATCAGATGAAAAATATTCATCAGTAAAAGAAATTGAAAAAGATATAGTATTTCCTAAATGTGAAACGGCAATATCAAATCCACCATATAATATACCATTTGAATTTAATAATGACATATATAAATTCGGAGTTCCACCGGAAAGCAATGCAAATTACGGTTTTATTCAAATATGCTTAGATAAAGCTGAAAATAAATCAGCATTGATACTTCCAAATGGAGTACTTACCACAGAAAACAAAGAAGAAAAAGAGATAAGAAAGGCATTAGTAGAAGGCGGCTTTATTGAAAGTGTGATAATGTGCCCTGATAGGATGTTTGAGTCGACAAGTATACCTGTGTGTATAATGCTGCTTAATAAAGCTAAAACAGATAAAAGTATCGAATTTATAGATATGAGACAGCAGTATAAAGAAGAAACACGACTACAAAACGGGCAATATGGCGGTTCATCACATACTAAAAGGACATATGAGAAGAGAGTAAAAGTATTTACAGATGAACATATAAAGCTTATCAGAGACAGCATAAGAGAGAAGAAAAGCATTCAAGGCTTATGCAAATATGCAGATATCGAGGATATAAGAAAAAATGAATATGTTCTTGCGGCAGGCAGATATATAGAAACAAAAGAGCAAGAAACTGAAAGAAGACCATACAAAGATATAGTTAATGATTTAAACAGAGTGATAAAGCAAAGGAATCTTTGTAAACTTACTATAAATGAAAGCCTTGCAAAAAATATTGGCATAGACGTCGAGCTATTTAAAAGCGAAAAGGAAAAATCAAAGGAAATTGTAGACAATTTCAAAAAAATGTTAAAATCTCTCGGATTAACACAGGATATAGAAAAGAGCGACTATATCAGTTTTAGTAAGAATAAAAATGAATTCAAGTTTGAAAACAACTCTAAAGAGGATATATCGCATATTTTAATGATTATAATGCAACATTGGCAATCCATGATATATTTTTTAAACTTGGAAGAAAACAGATATTTGACTGAATTACGAGATGTATTACTACCGGATTTAATGTCAGGTAAGGTAGATTTGGAAAATACAAATATATAAAGGAGTATGTTTATATATGGAGAATAAAACGTATGTGGATTTGGTGCTGATTGCATTTCCTGTTGTGTCAGGAATACTTATTTTTTTTATAAAAAGACTTATGAATAATCATGACAGGCATGGAGAGAAGATTGTTGAAATAGAGAAAAATTATGTGAAAAAGGAAGAACTTGAAAAAAAGCAGAAAGAATTAAAAAATGAACTGCAAAGTATAGTAAAAGAACAAATTACAGATGTGAAAGACGATATAAGGCAATTAAAAAGTGAGTTTAGCGACAGTAACAACAAGACATTAAAGGCTGTGGAGAGCTTATCAAAAGAGGTCAACGACATAAAAATCAACTATATTGATAAAAATGAGTTTGTAAGACAAAATACGGCTCTTTCTACAAAGTTAGATAAGATATTAGATATGATAGTGGAAGAAAAAGAAAAAAATGCTTATAAAAAATAATAAGGAGATAGAATGTAAGTAATTATAAATTAGTTGAAGCAAAAAAACAATATTTAAATTAATATAGAAAGGAACAATTAAAATGGCGTTTGAAAATGAAATCAGGAAAAAGATAGAGCAAAGTGATTTTGCAAAAAATAACGGTAGAGTAATAAGGACTATAAATGTACTTAGCGGAAAATTTATCAATGTGGATTCTGTATGTGACGCACTGAATAACGTGATGAGTATAGGCGAGTTTGACGAGTGTCTTATATATCTTTATAAAGGTGTGTATATTGAAGTAAGAGAAGCTGCAACTCAAAGAATAGTAGATGATTTTGCAAAATATGTATATAGTGAGCTTGAGGTTACTCTTACTCAAAAGGGTATAAAATTGGCTCGTGGATTTATCACTGATGAGGCGGTGGAGATATAATGGCTAATCGTAAGCATTCAAAAATTGACGGCTTCCCTACTTCGCTTAAAGATGAGATTGAGTTTATGATGCAAAGCGATTACACATATCAGGAGATAGTAGAGTATATAAAGCAAAACGGCTATGATGTATCGCTGACATCTGTGTACAGATATGCTAATAATCTTAATACTTCTCTTAAGCAGCTTAAAATGGTGCAGGAGAATTTTAAGGCTATAAATGAGGAGCTTAGACGATATCCGGATATGGATACCGGAGAGGGAATAATAAGGCTACTTTCTCATCAAATACTCGAACGTGTACAAAATATGGAAAGCGAAGATTTGCAAAATGTCGATGTACTTAAGCTGATGAAAGAGGCAAATGCGTTAGTCAGAACGGCAGCATATAAGTCTAAAATAGATATATCTAATAAGGATATTATGGAAGCTGGATATGAGAAAGTAAAAACACTTGTATTTGACGCTATGCAAAAGGAAGAGCCGGAATTGTATGAAAAAGTATCTGAGTTTCTCAATAAGAAGGTAGATGTCATAAAGGACGGTGCAAGCTAATGTTTGTACTAAGGATAATGAGCGGTGAGGAGCTGACGGCTAAGAAACTGCTTGAGGATAAGGGATATAAAGTGATATGTCCAAGAAAGCTGAAGGTTGAGAGAAATAAGACAGTAGAAAGAATAATATTTACAGGATACTTGTTTTTAGATATTAATAGTATATCTGATAGAGATTACTATAAAATAAAGGATACTGTAAATGTGATAAGTTTTTTGGACAGTAAGTATAATCTGTCAGAAACTGATGAAAAATATATAAGGCTACTTAATAATAACGATAAGGCACTTGACAAGATAGATGTATATTTTGATAAAGATAAAAAAGCTATTATATATATGAATGAATATGACGAATATATAAACACAAAAAATGTTATAAGGGTGAATGCGAGAGATAAGACGATTACATTTAGATTTAATATAGATGATATAGTAAAAGATGTGACGTTTAATTATAACGAAATAGCTTAAAATACTATAAATTATCGTGATACGCTCCGAAATTTATATTTTTAAGTGTAAATATGATTTATATAGTTACAAAAACTGTATAAAAAATTCAACTGATTTTTGAAAAAATCTCAGTTAAAAGTCATGCAAAAAAATATTTTTAAAAAGTATTTAAATGAAAAGTATTTAAATGAAAAGTATAAATAATGAGCAAAAACATAAAAAACGATAATAAATCGTGATATATATTTTGCAGTGGTAAAATTGATATATGATATAAATATAATATGCGTTTAAATTGTCTTTAAATGCTTTTAAAAACGTTTAAATTTTTAAAGTAGTAAATTTATATTATTTAAGATAAAAAAATTAATGTAGGGGCAATTAATGGCAAAATTAAAGCTCATATTTTTAAGATATAAATCTTTAAGTAAAAATATTCAATGTTTTAAATGATAATGAAGTATATAAAAAATTAATAAAATATAGATATATGAGTATTTAAACGGTTATTTAAAAAAGCGTTTAAATGAGAATAGCGGTAAAAGGGGGTGGCAGGATGTGGACAAGTCTATAAAAAAGCTTAGTGAGATGATGGGTAATAAATCTTTAAATAAAGATGAGAGGATAAGGCAGGAAAAATTAGAGCTTGGACGGAATAATTTTTGGGAGTATGCAAAACTTATCGATCCAAAATTTTTCAATGAAAAAAGGCAGTATTTAAAGAGGATTGCTTATGATTTACAGGCTTTTTATGAGAAAAAGTTGATAAATCTCACTACGCTTAAATCGTATAGATATTTCATCCTTAATCTTCCGCCCGGTGGCGGTAAGTCATATACTATAGCTATGTTCGTAACTTGGGCATATGGAAAAGACATATACAACAAGGTAGTATCAATATCATATAATCAAATTCTTTCAAGCAGGTTTTCTAAGTCTGTTAGAGGAAAGATTGAGGACAGGTCTGAAAAAGGTAATTTAAATGATTTTTCAGTGATTGATTTTTTCCCATTGGTAAAAATAAAGTACGGAGATTCAGCTACTAATGTATGGGCGTTAGAAAAAAGCGATATGAGTTATCTTGCATCTTCATTTGACGGGACACTGACAGGTATGAGAGGTAATATAGGCGTGATAGACGATCCGATAAAGTCAGCTGCAGAGGCTGTAAATGAAAGGATAAAAGAAAGTCACTGGGATTTTTATAAAAATACATTTAAGTCAAGGATGCTTGACGGTGCAATAGAGATAATAGTACAAACAAGGTGGGCAACGGATGACCTTGCAGGTAAATTATTAGCAGAGAAAAAAGAACAATGCTATGAACTTTGTATAAAGGCTCTTGATGAAGATGGGAATAGTTTTTGCGAGGACTTATACTCTACTGATGACTTGCTTGAGAAAAAAGCCACACTTGATGAAGAAATATGGCTTGCAAACTATATGCAAGAGCCAATCGACAAAACAGGAGCATTATACGGCACATTTAAAACTTATGACGTGTATGATGAAGACAGCGTAAAAAGAAAGATAGCATATACTGATACAGCTGATGAAGGATCAGACTATCTATGCAGCATATGTGCAGATGAAATAGATGGATATGCGTATATAACGGATATTTACTATACTCAAGATCCAATGGAAGTTACTGAAAAGGAAGTCGCAAGAAGATATACAATTTGCGGAACAAGAGAGGCTTTAATAGAAAGTAATAACGGCGGTAGAGGGTTTGCAAGAAATGTGATAAATTTCTTAAAATCACTTTTTAAAAATAAAAAGTGTATTGTTACTTGGTTTCATCAAAATAAGAATAAAAAGACAAGAATACTCGTAAATTCGTCAAATGTAATGGAACAAGTGATAATGCCCGAGGGTTGGGAGAAAAAATATCCTGAGTTTGCGACTGCTATAAAGAAATATCAAAGGAAAGGCAAGAATGAACATGATGACGCTGAAGATGCAATAACAGGTCTTGTGGAGTTTATAAACGGTGATGTAAAGGGTAAGAAGAGGATGAAGATATTAAATAAATCTCTGTTTGGACTATAGGTGATGAAATGATATATTTAAGCGAGTTTGAAGTAAATGAAATAAATATAAAAAAGATAATTGAAAAGTATTCGTCAAGCGAACTTTTGAAACTTGAAAAACTAAGCGAATACTATAAAAACAATAACGAAATAACAAACAGAAGCATGAAAAAAGATGCTCCAAACAACAAACTGGCATCAGCATATGCAAAGTATGTTGTAAAAATGCAGACGGGATATTTTATAGGTATACCTGCAAAGCATAAGTCTTCTGATGAAGAATATCTGAGCGAATATACAAAAATTCTTGATGATAATTTTGAAAAATCTTTAAATTATGAAATTGCAAAAGATATGAGTAAGTTCGGCTTTGGGGCTGAGCTAATATATCAAAATGAAAAATCAATTACTAAAATCAAAAAAATATCCCCATTGGAGCTTATATTAATAGCAAGTAACAAGATAGATGAGTTTATCATGTGTGCGATAAGATATTATCGCTCGGCAGATATTGACGGCAATGTGACTGAAATAGCTGAAGTATATGACAGTAAATACATTACAAGATTTGAAAGAACAAAAAGTCAAGCGTCATTTGAACAAGTGGGACAAGATGAGCATTTATTTGATGAAGTGCCTATCATAATCTACAGAAACAATGTTGAAATGACATCGGATTTTGAAAATGTAATTGAACTGAATAATGCTTATGATACGTCACAATCAAACACTGCAAACGACATTGATTATTTCAATGACGCATATATGATAGTCGAAGGTGCAAGTGAGCTTGTAGAAGATATAGATGACGATACTGATAAGGTGCAAAAGACCGCTGAAACTCTAAAGAAAAACAGAGTAATGTATTTTCCAGATGGCGGTGGTGCTAAATTCTTAGTAAAAGATATTAACGATTCTGCTACGGAAAACTACAAAAACAGGTTAAACAGCGATATTCATAAGTTTTCGCTTACGCCCGACCTTGCTGATGAGAAGTTTGCCGGGAATTTGTCCGGGATTGCTATTAAGTTTAAGACTATTCCGCTCGAACAGTCGGCAACAGAAAAAGAAAATGGTTTTACTATCGGGCTTAAAAAAAGATGTGAGCTTGTAACAAATCTTATGAATATAAGGCTTAACAGAAACTATGATTATACGCTTATCACTACGGAGTTTACAAGAAATCTGCCGCAAAATGAGTCGGAAATCACAAACACTATATTATCTCTAAGTAATGTAATATCAAAACGTACATTGCTTGAGTTGCTACCGCAGATTGAAGATGTGGATGAGGAGCTGAAAAGACTTGGTGAAGAACAAGATGAGTACGAACAAAGGGATTTTGAGTTTAAGGAAAATATAGTCACTAAAATATAAATTGATTTCACTATTGATATATGATATTATAATCGCATAATATTATATTAGGAGGAGTTTTATTTATGAAAAAATTACTATCTTTATTATGTAGTGCAGTGATTATGTTTTCTTTTACTGCTTGTGGAAATACTTCCGAGAAAAAAGAAGAAAACCAATCAAGTAAGGAAAATGTAGTTTCTACTGATGAAAAAAAACCTGAGGAACAGCAAAAAGAAGAAAAAAAGATTGAAGTTGGACAAACGATAACATCTTCTTCAGCAGAAATTACTATAAAAAAGATTGAGTTTTCTTATGATGTTTTGCCAGATGATGTTAGCGGTTTTTATACACATTATCCTGCTGAAAAAGGACATGTATATATTCATGTAGATACTGATGTAAAGAATATACAAAAACAACAATTGGAAGCAGATGATATACTTACAGTAACAGCCGATTATAACAATGGCTATCAATATTCCGGAGACCCTATACCGGAAGATTCAAGTACAGGGTTTACTTATGCAAATATAACTTCAATAGATCCATTATCAACATTAGGTGTGAGGTATTTAATTGATTGCCCTCAAGAGGTTGAAGAAAGTCAAAATCCTGTCATATTAAAATTTATGATTGACAATGAAGAATATGTATATAAAATGAGATAATCTGTTTATAAAGGCACTTGCATATGCAGGTGCTTTTATAATGCAAAATATGGAGTAATAAGATGTGAATACTAAAGAATATTTTGAAAAAAGAGCGTTGGAGACGGAAAGACACAGCAAAGAGCGAGGTGAAAAATATCTTGAAGATTTGAAAAAATCTTATGAAGATATTGAAAAACAGATACAAGGCGATATAAGTATTTGGTATAAGAAGTATGCTGATATTGATGAAAAGATAAATAATATTGATGCAAGAAAAGCACTTAATCACAATGAACTTACAAGGTATATAGATTATATAAAGCATAGGATAGAAAACTGTAATCTAAGCGAAAAAGACAAGGAAATATTAAGGCAAAGATATCTGATGTCAAAACTTAACAGACTGGAAAGTTTGCTAAAACAAACACAGCTAAATTTGAATATATTGACAAGGGAGTATGAGATATCGTCAAAAGAGCACTTACAAGAAAACTATAAACAGTGTTACAGCGAAACTGCATATGCACTTTTTAACTGCCCTACTCACAATTTTGCATTAAATTTTGACGCATTTGATAATAGAGCTATAAGGCAGATAGTAAATACAAAATGGAGTAATAAAGACTTTTCAAGCCGGATATGGGGACATTATTCCAATATGGCAAGGGATATGGAAAGTATATTGAACGTAGGTATAGCTCTCGGCTACTCTGTAGATAAGATGAGCAATCAGATAACTGACAGAATGAATGTCAATTTTTCAAATGCTAAAAGGCTGATAAGAACGGAAAGTAACTATATATTGTCGAAAGCAACTCAGAGTTTATATAATGATGTGGAGCTTGATAGGTATCAATATTTAGCTACACTTGACTATAAGACGAGTGAAATATGTCAAAGTCTTGACAATAAAATATTTAATGTAAAAGATATGCAAATAGGAGTAAACTGCAATCCAATGCATCCTAATTGTCGTTCAACCACTATACCATACTTGGAAGAATATCAAGATGAAAATGATACAAGAATTGCAAGGGATATGGACGGCAGAAGCTATAAAGTACCTGCAAACTATGATTATAAGGCTTGGTATGAGTCTATGAGTGAAAAGCAAAAAGACAGCTACAAGCTTAAAAGAAAAATGCACTATAACAAGAGCAGTGATAAAAAAGCGTATGAAAAATACAAAGAAGTTCTTAAAAATAATGCTCCGAGAAGTCTTGAAGAATTTCAGATAATAAAGTATAATGATAGTAATAAATGGGAAAGATTACAAGATAATTATTATGTTAAAAGCAGGATAGAAAAAGGTATATATAATAATACTATAAATGCAGAAAAACAAGAACCGCATAATATAAAGACTAAATTAGAAGGTAAAAGTTATATATACGGAGACACCGAGTTTGCACAAGAATTATTTAATAAATATGCAGGCAGCGGAAAATTGGAAAAAAGCTTAAAAGGAAGAACACACAAAGAGATATGTATAGCCGACGATATAGTAGGTTTTGATGTATACGCCAACAAAAAGACTAATATGTTTAAGATACACCATTCAAAAGGTAGAACGCATATTGTACCATATGCTAAAAAGGAGTGATATTATGAAAATTGTAACAAAAGATTTTATAAAAAATATTGAAAGATTGAAACTGTGGCAAAAAGAAGTAAAAATTACAACAAAGGATAAAGATATCTTGCTTTGTAGATTGGATGGATTTACAGATAAAAATAATGACCCGAGCGAAAGAGATGTTTTAACAACAACAAAAAATAATAATTATATTGAAGTATTTTTGGACGAAATAGAACGTATAGAAATATTGGATTAAGCACTTAACGTAAGTTAGGTGCTTTTATAATTGGCAAAATATAATCAGTTAAGTAAGCATCTGTCAAAATGGCAGGTGCTTTTATAATACAAAAAAAATTGAATTTAAGGAGGATAAACAATGAATTTCAGAAAACTTAATTTACAGCTATTTGCTGATGATACTGGGCTTGGAGGTAATGCACAAGGTGCTGATATATCTGCAAACACAGGACAAAATGGAAATACAGGAGATAATCAAAGTGGCAATACAGAGGGTAGTGTAAAGACATATACCGAAGATGACATTGCTAAGATGAAAGAAGACTGGTCAAAGGAAAAAGAAGACAGCTACCAATCTAAACTCAAAGACGAGATAGCGAAGGCTATCGAAGAAGAAAAGAGACTGTCAAAACTTAGCAAAGATGAAAAAGACGCTGAAGAAAAGCAAAAGCTGTTAAGCAGAATTGAAAGCCTTGAAAAAGAAAAGGAGCTTGGAATACTCAAAGAAAAAGCATTAAATGCACTATCAGAGCAAAAGCTACCTAACAGCTTTTTGGATTTTATAATTGGAGTAGATGAAAAAGCTACTATGGGCAATATAACAGCTATAAAAACTGCATTTGACTCGGCTGTTCAAAGTCAAGTAGAAGAAAGATTGAAAGGAAAGACACCTAATATCAGTAATGCCTCAAATAGTGACAATCTTCAAAATGAAATTGAAAAAGCACTTGGACTATAAAAATATAATAAAAAAGGAGAATAATTATGGCTATAAACAAAATAGAATATTCAAAAAAATACCAAGCAGGATTGGACAAATTGATGCTTGTAGGAGCTACAAGCGGATGGATGGAAGAAAATGTAAAAGATATAATATATAACGGCGGTGATGAAGTAAAAATACCGTCAATAATAATGCAAGGTCTTGCAAATTATGACAGAGATAACGGCTTTGTGCGTGGCTCAGTAACGCTAAAATATCAAACAATGAAGATGACTCAAGATAGAGGAAGAACATTTTCTCTTGACGCAATGGACGTAAATGAATCAAATTTTATAGCAACATCAGGAAACGTAATGGGAGAGTTTCAAAGAGTACAAGTAATACCGGAGATAGATTCATATAGATATTCAAAGATATATTCACTTCTTAAAGCTAAAAACAGAGTTACAGAAACATATACACCTGATGAAAGTACTATACTTAAAAAATTACAAGACGATATAGCAAAAATTGAAGACGTAGTAGGTGCAAATGCTCAGCTTGTAATAGTAATGACATCAATAACAAGAACAATATTGTCAGATGCACTAAAAGGAGCAAGAAGATTGGACGTTGCAGATTTTAAACAAGGTGAAGTATTCATAAAAGTTAAAACATTCGATGAAAAACCTATAATAACAGTACCATCAGCAAGATTAAAAACACTATATAAAATAAATGATGGCAAGACATCAGGACAAGAAGAAGGCGGTCTTGTAGCAGACACTACGGCAAAAGATATAAACTGGATAATAATGCCAAAAACAGCACCAATAGCAGTAAGCAAACAAGACAAAATAAGAATATTTACACCTGACGAAAATCAAGACGCTGACGCATGGAAGCTTGATTACAGAAGATATCACGACTTGTGGATACCTGATAACAAGCTTACTGCAATGTGGGCGAATACTAAATAGGAGGTAGTATAATGTATAAATTACAATATATGAATGTAGTAAGGGAAGTTGCTACAGAAGCAGAGAAAAATCAGCTTATATCTGAAGGGTATGAGCTGATAGAAGATATAAAAGATGATGAAGAGACATATGAAAATACAGAAAATGAAACATCTCAAGATTCTGATATATCAAAAGAACAAGCTGAAGATATTAAATCTGATGAAAAAAATCAAGATGAAGAAAAGACTGATAATAAAAAATCAGGAAAGAAAAAGTAGGTGCTACTATGGCATCTACTTTTATTAATAAAGATGAGATATTAAGAAAAATCAAGCTATTGCTAAGTATAAAATCTGATGATTATGACGAGAAGTTAAAATATCTTATTGACCTTATCACCGACGAAGTAAGTATATATACTAACATAAGCAATAGCAAGTTACCTTCACAAATTGAAAATATAATCGTTGACATATGCACAAAATATTTGAAAGTAAATAATTTTGGCATTGAAGATATAGCAGTATCAGATACAAAGAGTATCAAGCGTGGTGATACTGCTATTGAATTTAACACGTCAAATATCCTGACAACTATGAAAAGTGTAGGATATATAGAGCAAGAATTAAAACTGCTCAATCATTTCAAGCGTGTAAAAATGAGGTGATTATATGAATGAAAGATCTATATTATCAAAGACATATTATGACATAGCTGACGTGTACAGAATAAGTGATGCACAAGATGAATACGGTATGAGCGTTCAAAAAAGGCAAAAGGTATATGAGGATATAAGATGTGCATTATCTATGAAGACGCTTGGAAATATCAATGTAAGTGATATGTCTAATGAAATAAAGAGCAGTTATACGCTGTTTGTAAGTGATGAAACGGATATTAAAAGCTCTGATATAATCTATATAAAAAATCATAATAAATATTTTAAGGCGGGAGAAGTGTTCAAATATCCTAATTCTCATAGTGAAATAACTCTAAGTAAAAGCGAGAAGGTGTAAAATGTCTGTTGATATAAGCGAACTTATAAATTTCAGAGATAGGTTTAAGCGTATGGAGAGCGAGTTTGAGACGTTTTTAAAAAAATTCTTGATAAAACAGGCTCTTGACGTACTGGCAAAGACGAAGAAGGAAACTCCGACTGATACGGGACTTCTCAAAAACTCGTGGACAATAGGAGATCAGAGCGTAGCCATAGGCTCAAGGACAAACAGGAGCGGAGGAACTGAGTATTTTCAGATGGAAAGTGCTTTTGCACAGGGGGCGAGCCTTGACAGTGTGGTAAGGGACGGCGATATGCTTGTAATAACGATATCCAATGCGGTGGAATATGCCAAATATGTTGAATACGGGCATATGACGAGGGGAAGGAACAAATGGGTTGACGGTAAGTTTATGTGCTCGCTGGCGATAATTGATGTGAAAAGAAAGATACCTGCAAGGTTTGAAAGGGAATTTTCTGCGTGGTTTGCAGAAAAGATGAGGGAAAACTAATATGCTTGACATAGACAGAATAATAAGTGAAGTATTAAAACAAAATTTTAAAGATGTGCATATATACAACGAAAGAGCGGAGAGTATGAAACTGCCCGCTTTTTTAATCAAGACAGTTCAAAGCTCATTTGACAAAAAAGTAGGCAATATGTATAAAAACGAGCTGTTTTATCAGATAGTGTATATAGAAGATGAGGATACAAGCTATATAACTGACTACGAAAAATATAAAAATATAGCTTTTAAACTGTTTGACATCTTTGAATTTGTAGATGTAAAAAAAGGCAAGCTCAAGGGCTATGATATGAACTATCGTATTCAAGATAATACACTGATGTTTTTTGTAACGTTTAAAGTAAGATATTACAGAGATAACAAGCAAGACTTAATGCAAAAATTAAAATTGAGAGAAAATAAGAAAGGAGAATGATATGGCGGGTGGAAAGTTTTTAACATATAATAAAGCACTTCCGGGTGCATATATAAACTTCAAGAGCGTTCCTGCTCCGGCATCAATAGTCGGCTCAAGAGGTATAGCGACAATGCCACTACCTCTATCATGGGGAGAACAAGGTAAGGTAATTACACTGCTGTCAACAGATTTGGAAGACGGCAAGTCACTTGCAAAGGTCGGTGTGACTGCATTTGATGACGAGGCGAAGCTGCTTAGAGAATGTCTGAAACACTGCTATAAGCTATATGTGTATCGTATTGACACAGGCGGAGCGAAGGCAAAAAAAGTAGAGGGCAGTCTGACAGTTACGGCAAAATGTCCGGGAATTTTTGGGAATGAGATAAAAATAGTGACTGAGAAAAACAAAGATAATGTAAATATTGATGTAAACACATATTTCAAGACAAAGCTTGTCGATAAGCAAACAGTAGCAACTATAAATCAAATTAAAGAAAATGCATATGTTGAGTTTGCAGGTAGCGGAGCTGTACCTATCCATGCAGGGATAATACTTGAGGGAGGAACAGACGGAACGGTAAAAACTAACAACTATACCGACTATCTATCTGCAATGAGAGAATATCAGTTCAACACGATGGGAATACCAAGCGAAGATAATAAATTGCCACCAATAATAAAATCTTATGTGCAAAATGAAAGGGATAATGCCGGCAAGAAGATACAAGCTGTAGTATATAACTACAATTCAGCGAATTTTGAAGGTATAATCTCTGTAAAACAAGGATATAAAACTAAGCTTGAAGAGATAAAGCCGCACGAGTTTGTGGCAACGGTAACGGGTATGACGGCAGGAGCAGAGATAAATCAATCAAACTGCTACAAAATAATAGAGGGAGCTACTGAAATAGTAAACTTCCTTGCTGAAGATGATTTGATACAGGAGATAAAAAACGGATGGCTGCTACTGACTAAACGTGTTGACGGCGTGATTGTAGTTCTTGATGACATCAATACTTTTACCGATTATTCATCTGAAAAAGATGACGATTTCGGCAATAATAGAGTAATAAGGGTGTTTGACGAGATAGGAAATACTACAAGGCTGATATGGGAAAAATACTTCATCGGCAAGGAAAACAACGACAAGCAAGGCAGAGATGTATTTAAACTACAACTACTCAAGAATTTTTATGAACTGCAAAATATCAGAGCTATTCAAAACTTTTCTGCTGATGATGTAATAATATCCATGGGGCAGAAAAAAGATGAAGTCAAAGTAGATGTATATATTCAGCCTACTGACAGTATGAAAAAGCTCTATATGACAGTATTTGAAAGATAGAATATGAATAAAAATATAAATTAAAGAGTCTATAAATACAGTTTAATCAGTATTTAAAGACTCTTTTCTAATTCAAAAAAAACAGGAGGGAGATATGGGAGAGTATTTAAGATCCGAAGACTTCGTCAACGGCAAAGACGGACAGATACAGCTTGTAGTTGACGGTGAGATTATAACGCTGTATGGCTCGCAAAAATTCAAGGCATCAAGCACGCCTGAAACGTCTGAACGTGGTCAAATCGGAACAAGAAACAAGCAAAGCAAAATTAAAGGCTTTAAAAACAAGATATCTATCACTGCAGATTATTGGTTCGTCCAAGTAATGACTGATATACTTAAAAAATACAAGAAAACAGGGATATTCCCCAAAGTTGATTGCCAATGTATCAACAATGACAAGGGTACGTCGCTTGGAGTTATGAGCAAGGTATATTATGACCTTGTGCCGGACGGAGACATCACATTACAGGAGCTTGATGAGTCAAAAGATGAGGGGCTTACTACTGATATTGCGTTCACATTCAGGGATTGGGATGAACTTGAGGCGTTTAACAGACCTGCAAATATAGGGAGAGATTAATTTAATAAATAAGGGGAGATACAAATGGCAGATGTAAATATAACAAAAAATGAGGAATTTGAAGATATACAAAATGAGGATGTGCAAGATGGCAGTAAAATGACGCTTGAGGACTTCTTGGCGTCGCATACGGTTGAAAATCTTACTGAAGAGATAGTATTAAACGAAAGACTAAAAGACTTCAAATTTAAAATCGGCTCTATGACCAAAGACGAGCTTGAAAAGTATCAAAAATTGTGTGTCATAAGAGACAAAAAAGGAAACGTGTTAAAACAAGACTCAATGAAATTTTCCGAGCTTGTTATTGTTAATCACCTACTTTACCCTAACTTCAAATCTCAAGAATTTTTACAAAAATTAGGAGTAAATACACCGGCACAAGGACTTTCAAAAGTGCTTAAAGTCGGGGAAATAACTGCACTTTCAGACAGGATAATGAAGTTCAACGGTTTTGATGAGGACTTTGAAGATATAAGAGCAAAGGCAAAAAACTGATAGAGCAAAGAGATTACTTAACATCTGTCTATCGAGGAGTAATTGCCAACTACGGCTTTATACGACCAAGAGAGTTTTTAAAGATGGATGAAAAAGAGATCGCTTTGCTCGAAGTAATATTAACAGACACACAAAAAGAAATGGAGAAATTGAAAAAATAGGAGGATGTGAGGAATGGTCAATACTACATTGGGATTAAATGACAATATGACGAGGGTGCTTAGGGGGATAGTAAGAACTCTTGATACAGTCATAACAGCCTTACATCGCCTTGACCATGTGTCCGCATCTTCCGGCTCGAATGCTCTGTCACTGATGAGAGAAGAGATAATAGGAGCACAAGCGGATATTGCTGAGCTGAATGCACTATTAAACGATATGGGGGCAAATGCTCCACCTGATCCTTTCCGTTCGTGGAGGAGCAATCTGATGTCTCTATATGCGGGTGTACAACTTGTATCTATGGCGATAAGGCAAATCGGCAATATTGCAAATATGGCTGACGAATATACGTCAATAAATTCAAGAGTTGGACTTATAAATGACGGATTGCAGACACAGCATGATTTGCAAAACAAAATTCTTGAGTCAGCAAATAGAACAAGATCGTCATATAAGGCTACAGCTGATTTAATATTTAAGATTGGGCAGACTGGAGCTATAAAGGGAAATGACAATCAGATAGAGTTTGCTGAAAAAGTAAATAAAATGCTCAAACTCGGTGGCGGTACAGCAACTATGAACGAATCTGCAATGCTGCAGTTGTCGCAATCATTGTCATCTGGAGTAATGCAAGGTGACGAGTTCAAATCATTGATGGAAAATGCACCTGCCTTAATGCAAAACATTGCAAAAGGAATGGGTGTAAGCAAAGGCGAACTTAAAAAACTTGCATCTGACGGTAAGCTAACCACTGAAACCATCATAAATGCTATAAACAAGATGGGCAGCTCAATAGACGAGCAATTCAATAAATTACCACGTACATTTGGCGAAAATAAGGTGGTTTTTGAAAACATGGTCGGTACTTGGCTTGCACGCTTATCTTCTACTGAGGGAGCGTTAGGACAGCTAAACCAAAGGTTTACCGACTTTGTAAACTTCCTATCATCACCGCAGGGAGTGGAGTTTTTGGACAATATTGGAATGGCTCTTGGAATGATAACCGGATTTATACTGTTTATATTTGATACGATAGGAAACGGCATAGGTATAATCAATGACTTTGGTGGAGTATTTGAGGGAGTATTTGCAGGAGTAATAGTAGCAAGCTTATTAATAATTATTCCTATGTTATGGTCTATGATTCCGCCAATTGTTGCACAGGCAATGGCTTGGGCGATTATTCATGCTCCAATACTACTAATAGCCTTAGCTATTGGTATACTTGTAGGGCTGCTAAAACACTTCGGTATTACAGCCGGGCAGGTGGTAGGATTTGTGGGCGGAATATTTGGAGGTCTTGCGGGATATCTTGTCAATATATTCTTCTTTTTTTACAACTTCATAGGTCAGTTTGCTACGTTTTTTCACAATGTGTTTCGTGATCCCGTCTTTGCTGTGCAGTCGCTATTTTTCGGAATGATATCAAATATACTGGGATTTTTTGAAAAGCTGATAAACAGTATAATTGACGGACTTAACGTGGTGATAAGGGCGGCAAGGGCTGTAGGTGCGAGTGTGAATGAACTGTCACACGCAGATTTTGCATCTAAGATTAAGATGCCAAAGTCAAATAATAAAAATGTGGAAAATTGGGAAAACAGATATGTAGATGTGGGAGAGTTCTCGCAAAAAGGCTCAAAGTATGCTATGGACAAGCTTGACAATCTTACAAATGCAATCTCTAAATTCAATATAAGTGGTAGCGGAATGGGTGGAGCAAACACTGCAATGACTAATACTGCTATGGGTGAAGGTAAAAATATAGGTGATGTGGGAAAAGTCGGAAAGGTCGGAAGTATAGAAAAAGACGTGAAAATAGCTGACGAAGACATCAAGATGTTGTACCAAATGGCGGTAGGCGACAGAGTGAACAATATAAATCTGACAGTTGAAACTAAAGCACCTAATATAGTAAATCATAATAATATAAGTCGTGATGTGGATATGGATAATGTCTATGAGAAGATAGCTACGGCACTTTCTAATGAGGCTAACATATCAGTAAAACAAAGCTATTAATAGTAAATAAGAATGGAAAACAGGAGTTAAAAAATGTATGAAATCTATATCGGGAGCTTAAAGCTCCCCCTACTTCCTGAATCATTAAAAGAAGATATAAAACGTGATAACAAGCATTACACAATACTTGCTCTTGGAGAAGTAATAAAACCTGGCAGAGTAAAATTAAGGACATGGAGTATAAAAAGTACATTTTGTCATGAGGATATTGACGTGACTAAAGCAAGAGACTATCTTGTATCACTTGTTTCATCTGAAAAACTGTCTATAAAGCCTGTAAGATTTATCGTAAACAGATACAAAGACGATGGAACGCTTACATTTGACACCAACTGTCTTGTTTTGATAGATAGTATCAGCTTTGAAGACAAGGCAGGAGAGGTCGGCGATCTTAATTATGATATGAAACTTATAGAGTACAAAGAGTTTGGTGGGAAGAAGCTAAAATGAGAATAAGAGTGCTGGTAATCAACAGAAAAAAGAACGTATACGACATAAGCAACGCAATAAGCTCAAATATCAAATACACTACGACACGGGTAGGCTCAGCATCTACAATAAGTTTTGACGTCATAAAATCAGGACAGATGTCATTTCACGAAGGCGACATGGTCAAAATATTTGTAGATAAAAAACTATACATTGTCTGCTATATCTTTGCTAAGTCAAAAAAAGAAGATGTAATATCTCTTACTTGCTATGACATTCTTAGATATATGCAGTACAAACAAAGCTATAACTTTAGCAAAAAAACTGCTACTCAGATAATAAAGCAAGTAGCAAATGAATTTAAAATAAGGCTTGGAAATATAGCTGATACAAGCTATATACTGCCTGACAAGATTTATGAAGATAAGACGCTTCTTGATATAGTAACTGACGCACTGATGAAGACTACAGTCAAGACTAAGAAAGTATATACGTTATACGATGATGCCGGGAAACTCACGCTAAAAGAAAGTAGTAATATGATAAGTAATTATGTGCTTGGCAATAAATCGCTTGCAACTACTTATACCTACAAGACGAGTATTGAAGAGTCATATAATTATGTAAAATTAGTAAAACCGAACAAAGAATCGGGTAAAGGTGAGACATACATAGTATATGATGATGACAAGACGAAAAAATGGGGACATTTGCAGTTTTACAAAAAAGTAGATGAAAATCTAAATGACGCACAAATAAGAGAAATGGCAAAAAATTATCTCAAATACTATGCAAGAACAAAAAGAAATCTGAAACTTGAGTGTATAGGAGTAAAAGAGATACGAGCAGGCTCTGTTGTGCTTATTGATATTCCCTCACTTGGTGATATAGATTTGAAAAAGCTACTACTTATTGAAAAATGCACACATACTTTGAGTGAAACTCAGCATACAATGAGCTTGGAGATGAATGTAATCAATGATTGAAGTAATTAGAAGTATTATAGACGAACAGATGAATTCGTATGGGCTTTCAGATTTAGCAATCGGTACAGTAGTATCAATAAATCCACTGAAAATAAGGCTGACAGACAGAATTACACTGAATGAAAATCAAATATTGCTAACCGAATTTGTGCTTGAAAAATCACTTAAATTAATACACAAACATGGTATTGAAAGTGTGAAAATAAGCAGTTACATTCATTCGCATAAAATAGAGGGTGCAACTGAAAAGGCACAAGAGCATACACACAGCTTAGATTTAAGCACCAAGGCAGACACACATTCACATAAAGCGGATATAACTATAAGAGACAATCTTGGAGCAAAAATAATAATCCAAGAGGGTCTGAAAAATAGTGATAAGGTAATAATGCTGAAGACCGAACAAGGTCAAAAATATGTAGTGTTGTCAAAGGTCAGAGATAAAAAATCAGTAATTATTGATTGTATAAGCGGTTCGTGGGATTGGAGTTGATGATATGGAGTTACTACCTACATTTGACGCATATTCTGATGATGAGCTGATAGCAGATACATCAGGTAATATAGTTCATATGATTAAAGATACATCTACTTTGGCAGGTACTGTAGATAATATAAATGCAGTTAAACAGGCTTGTTTTTGTATACTCGCCACAGAGCAGGAAATACACAAAATATATGACAAAAGCTACGGACTACAGACATTTGACTTAATTGGCAAGGACTACTCATATATTGCATCTGAGCTTAAAAGAAGAATACGGGAAGCACTAATGCAAGATGATAGGATAAATGATGTCAGAGATTTTGTAATTGAAAGAGTAAAAAAAGATGGTATACATCTGTCTTTTGTGGTGGAATGCGACTACGGAGACATATCTATGGATAAAACGGTAAAAGTGGTAGAGGGGGATAGCTGATGACCTATGAAAAGATTTTAGACGATGCACTAAAAAGAGTAGACGACAAATACTCTAAAAGACAGGACAGTCCGATATTTAACGGCATAGCTCCTGCCTGCTACGAGATAAGCAAGGTCTACGAACTCATGGATGAACATTTAAAACAAAGCTTTGGAATGACTGCAAACGGAGTTTATCTCAATAACCTTGTAAAAGAAGTCGGACTTGAGAGATTTGACGCAACATATGCAATAAAAAAAGCTGAATTTAAAGATGAAGATGAAAGATTGACAGATATAGATTTAAATTTGAGATTTGCAAAAGATGAATACTCTTTTGTAGTAGTAAGGAAAATTGAAAAAGGGATATATGCTATCAAATGTGAGCAAGCGGGATCTTCTGCAAACGAAGTAATGGGCGATATAATGCCTATCGACAATATAAGTATAGCAAGTGCTAAGATTATTGCAAATATTGAGCTTGGCACAGACATTGAGGATGATGAACATCTAAGGGCAAGATATCTGCAAAAGGTAAGAGAGCCTGCCACTTCTGGGAATATCTATCATTATCGCCTATGGGCAATGGAAGTTGAAAACATAGGTGCAGCAAAGATATTCCCACTTTGGAACGGCAACGGTACGGTAAAGGTGATGATAGTAAACTCTGATATGAAATCTGCAGACACACTACTTATAAACAAAGTGAAAAATCATATTGAAGATGTACGACCGATTGGTGCTACTGTAACTGTAGTAACACCATCATCAAATGATATAACAATTACTGCAAAGATAAGAACATCACTTAATGCAAATATGGAGCTTACAAGACTTGATTTTAAATCTAAGATTGAAAAGTATATCAAAGACATTACAAAAGAGTATTTTGCTAATATTAAAGCGAATTCGTACTTCGTATCACTTGCCCAAGTAGGCAAACATCTGCTTGAAAGCAAGGGGGTTATAGATTATGCAGAACTGAAATTAAACAATGTAACAGCAAATATAGAGCTGTCTGCCGAACAGATTGCCAATATAACATCCATAACGCTTGAGGTGATGTGATGATTATAGATAATATTGATATGAGCTTATGCGAAAGGGTTGAACTGATTAACTATCTTCCGCTTTTTTATAGAAAAATTGAGCAGATGAAAGCTGTGCAAGATACGCTATCCATAGAAGTGTCAAAGATGAGATGCGTTGAAAAAGACGTGTTTTTACAAGGCTTTGTAGAGACCGCCACGTGGGGGCTGAAGTTTTTTGAAGAAGAACTCGGGCTTGATATAGAGCCTAATCTATCCTATGAACAGCGTAGAGAGGTAATAAAGGCGAAGTTAAGAGGCACAGGGACTACTACGATAAAACTTATAAAAAACGTATCAATTGCATACAGTAACGGCGAAGTGGAAGTAACAGAGCATAATGATGAGTATTATTTTGATATAAAATTCGTAGGAACAAGAGGAATACCAGCAAATCTTGATGGATTGAAACATATATTAAATGAGATAAAACCCGCACACTTGGGAATTAAATATGTATTTACATTTGCTACTTGGGGCGAAGTGAAAAAGCTAACATGGGGAGATCTTAAAAAAATGACGTGGGATGAAGTAAGACACTTGCCAATGAGTTAAAAAAAGAGGTGATTAGATGCAAGAAACTGATAAATTAAAACTTAGAAAGCCTGAGTACAATGAATATGCCGATGTTGCTGATATAAACCACAATATGGATATATTGGATAATGCTGTATCTGACAAACTTGGGAAAACCGAAAAATCAGTAGACAGTGAGAAACTTGACGGCTTAGACAGTATAATGTTTGCAAGGAGCTATTCGGAGGCTAACAATGATATAGTACCAGGAGAAATATTTAATAATCCGAGCCATAAACA